CGACTATTGGTTTTATATTTCGCCAATACAAGTATTTAAACAAATTATTGCATCATTGTCTAATCATATTTGTCTATATATTTGCTATCTAAATGAGAGCATTACCAAGATTACAGATACCAGTTAATATTCAATCTATGAAAGACGACAAAACAAAACCAAAACTCCAAGTAATAAAAACAGATGATCTAACCATAAAGCAGAGGTCATTCGTTAATGAGATCGTTAAGGGCAAGTTAGGAAGTTATAAAGAGGTCTATGCAAAGGTCTATGATGTTGCTCTAACCAAAGGAGGAAAGATTCCTAAGTGGGTAGAGGTGGAGGCATCTAAGCTAGTTGCGAACCCTAAGATAGCACTAAGCATACAAAAGGCTTTAGAGAGAAAAGAGGTCAGTTCAGTAGCATCTAGCCTTAGGACTAGGAACTACGTCATAGAACAACTCTATAAAGAGTCCAGAGAGTCTGATAGTGATTCAGCTAGGATTAGAGCATTGGAGTTACTAGGGAAGAGTGTAGCCATGTTCACAGATGTAACAGAGCAAAAGGAGACAAGGGATAGTGCAGACATAGAGCAAGACATAGAGGAAAAGATTAGTAGGTTATTAGATAGAGGAGGAGATTAATTCCAGAGAGTAGGGTAAACACCACCCTATTTTGAAACCAGATAGATAGACCCCCCACCCCCCGTAATGTACCCGTCAATCGCAGGACATACATACATAGTGATTTGCACAAACATATAGCTATTTTCCCAATAGGGTACTAATTGCATTTTGCTAGCAGGTAGATATTAGACCCCTACCCCCTATTTTTGTAGAAAAAAGTTGGGTCCCATACCCACCCCATATATATTTTCATATTTATACTTGACTTTTCATGTGAAGACCTGCAATATTGTAGAATCTGTAGATACATATACCTAGTACATACCAGACATCTAGTGCATACCTCTCGTATGTACCTACTATAGGAACTAGATAAGATTTTTAATTTGGTATATAGATTAGTAGGTATATACTAGATATATGAACTCACAAGTTTTATCAAAGATTCAGAATTTATCGCTTGAAGACAAACAGGAGTTGCTTAGTCTCTTAGAAGAATTAGATGAGGCGAAGGCTAGGGAGGCTTGTAGCCAAAATTATTTAAAGTTTGTTTATGAGATGTGGTCTGCTTTTATTCATGGTAAACACCATGAAGTAATGGCGGAAGCCTTTGAGAGAGTTGCTAATGGTGAACTCAAGCGTTTGATCATTAATATGCCTCCTCGTCACACGAAATCTGAATTTGCATCTTACCTATTACCTGCATGGTTTTTAGGAAGATACCCAGACAAGAAGATTATACAGACTGCTCATACTGCTGAGTTAGCTGTAGGGTTTGGGCGAAAGGTCAGAAACCTTGTCAACAGCAAAGATTTCAAAAGAATATTTCCAAACGTCAGTTTGCAGGCTGACTCTAAAGCAGCAGGGCGTTGGAACACTAACAAAGGTGGTGAATATTTCGCTATCGGTGTAGGTGGTGCTGTAACTGGTAAAGGTGCTGACCTGCTCATCATTGATGACCCTCACAGTGAACAGGAAGGGTCAAGCTCTGATACAAATGTTTTTAACCGAACCTACGAGTGGTACACATCAGGTCCTCGTCAGCGTTTACAGCCTAATGGCTCTATTGTCATGGTAATGACAAGATGGCATCAGAAAGACCTTACAGGTCAAGTCGTGGATGCTAGTGTCAAAAGAGGCGGTGCAGACCAATGGGAGGTAATAGAACTCCCAGCCATACTACCCTCTGGCTCCCCTTTATGGTCTGAGTTCTGGAAATTAGAAGAGTTAGAAGCTCTTAAAGCAGAACTGCCTACCTCTAAATGGATGGCTCAATATCAGCAAGACCCTACTGCTGAAGAAGGAGCTTTAGTAAAACGTGAATGGTGGCAAGAATGGGAATATCAGGAACCTCCTCAATGTGAATTTATTATTCAATCCTGGGATACCGCATTTTTAAAATCAGAAAGAGCAGACTTTTCAGCTTGTACCACTTGGGGTGTTTTTTATAAAGAGTGTGAAGAAGACGGACAATATGCACCTAATATTATTTTATTAGATGCACACAAAGAGAGATTAGAATTTCCAGAGTTAAAGAAAGTAGCTATGGAGAAATACAATGCCTACAAACCAGATGCTTTTATTGTTGAGGCAAAAGCAGCAGGGATGCCACTAATATTTGAATTAAGGCAAATGGGTATACCAGTTCAAGAATATACGCCTAGTAGAGGTAACGACAAGATATCAAGGGTTAATGCAGTGTCTGATCTATTTGCATCAGGGATTGTATGGGCACCTCAAACCAGATGGGCGGAAGAAGTTATAGAAGAGTTTGCAGCTTTCCCAAATGCTGAACATGATGATTTAGTTGATAGCAGTACGCAAGCTCTGTTAAGATTTAGACAAGGTGGCTTTGTTCCTTTATACTCAGATGAAGAAGAAGAGGAGTTAGAACATAATAGAGTCGCTGATTACTACTAGGAGTTTATATTGGCAATAGAAAGAACACCTGCTACACCTGTAGAAGGTTTAATAGAACAAGAGCCAGAAGCAATTAGCATTGCAATAGAAAATCCAGAATCAGTTTCAATAGAGACTGAAGATGGAGGTATGTTAATTGATTTTGATCCACAGGAAGATAGACCTGAATCAGAGTTTGGTGATAACTTAGCTGAAGTTATAGATGAAAATGATTTAGAGAGAATCGGCTCTGAGCTTATTGCTGCTTTTCAAAACGACAAAGATTCAAGAAGAGATTGGGAAGAAACCTACACAAAAGGCTTAGATCAACTTGGTTTAAAAATTGAAGAGAGAACTCAGCCTTGGAATGGAGCTTGTGGTGTATTCCATCCTATGCTCTCTGAGGCTGTAATTAAATTTCAATCTCAAGCTATATCAGAGATATTCCCTGCTAGTGGTCCAGTTAAGACTAAAATTGTAGGAAAAATTACAGAAGAAAAAGCTAAACAAGCTGAAAGAGTACAAGACTATATGAACTATTTGCTGACTTATGAAATGTCAGAATATAGAACAGAAACAGAAAAACTATTATTCTCTTTGCCTTTAGCAGGTTCTGCATTTAGAAAAGTTTATTACGATCCTAATCTTGGAAGACCAAGTGGGATATTTGTTCCATCAGAAGATGTCGTAGTTAATTATGGTGCAAGTGATTTAGAAACTTGTGAACGTGCTACTCATGTTATGCGTAAATCATTTAATGAAATACGCAAAATGCAAGTTAATGGTTTCTATAAAGATATTGAATTGCCTGATCCTACTAATTCATATTCTGATATACAAGAAAAATACAACGAACTTACTGGTGAGAATGTAGGCGATAGATATGATCAACGTCATACATTGCTTGAAATGCAAGTTAATCTTGATTTACCAGGATTTGAAGATACTGTTGATGGAGAGAATACAGGTATTCAATTGCCTTATGTTGTAACAATAGATTATGGCAGTTCAACAATATTAAGTATTAGAAGAAACTTTTACGAAGATGATAAGCAAAAACAAAGACGTTCTCATTTTGTACATTATCAATACTTACCAGGTTTAGGATTTTATGGTTTTGGTTTAGTTCACATGATAGGTGGATTAGCCAAATCAGCTACAAGTTTATTAAGACAATTAGTTGACTCTGGTACTTTATCTAATTTACCAGGTGGTCTTAAATCTAGAGGTCTTAGAATCAAAGGTGATGATACTCCTATCATGCCAGGTGAGTTTAGAGATGTTGATGTGCCAGGTGGTGCTATTAAAGATAATATAACTTTCTTACCTTATAAAGAGCCTTCTCAGACTCTCTATTCCTTACTCAACACTATTGTTGAAGAAGGTCGTAGGTTCGCAAGTATATCTGATATGAAAGTGTCTGACATGAACTCACAAGCTCCTGTAGGTACTACACTTGCATTGCTTGAGAGAAACATGAAAGTTATGTCAGCAGTACAAGCAAGGCTTCATGCTTCAATGAAAAAAGAATTTGAGATTCTTGTTGGCATTATTAAAGACTTTGGTAATCCAAGTTATCCATATGATACTGACGAAGAAGAAGATATAAAATCATCAGACTTTGATAGAAGAGTTGATGTATTACCAGTGTCTGATCCTAATGCATCAACAATGGCTCAAAGAATTATGCAATATCAAGCAGCATTTCAATTAGCAACTTCTGCACCAGAAATGTATGACCTTAAAGAACTACATAGACAAATGCTTGAAGTTCTTGGTATTGAAAATGTGGATGATATTATTCCTGAAGAAGGAGATATACCACCAGTTGATCCAGTATCAGCAGTACAAAATTTAATTAACAATAAACCAGTTAAAGCATATGAGTTCCAAGACCATGATGCACATATCCAAACTGTTGCAGCAGCACAGGATAATCCTGAAATACAAGCCATTTTAGGTAAAACTCCAAACGCTCCTTCTATTCTAGCTGCTGCATCAGCCTATGTTAATGAACATTTAACAATGAAGTTTAGAGATCAAGTGGAACAAGAAATGGGTATAGAGCTACCACCTCTTGGTGAGCCATTACCAGCAGATGTTGAAAAACGTATTTCTGAGCTTGTTGCAGAAGCAGCATCTAGAGTTACACAAAACGCTATGATGCAAGCAGAACAAGAAAGAATAAATGAACAAATGCAAGACCCATTAATACAAGCTAAACAAGCAGAGATAGCTATTAAAGAAGCAGAAGTACAACGTAAGGCACAAGCAGATGCAGCACGTTTACAATTAGCAGCACAAAAACAACAAGATCAAAAAGAACTTGAAGAAAGAAGAATTAGTTCACAAGAACAAATTGCAGGTGCTAATATTGGTCAGAAGATTGCTAGCGATTTGCTAGATAGTAACTTGCAAAATAAAAAACAAGCAGCAAAAGAATTTAAAGAAGGTGTTGACATAGCTAAAGATATAGTTAAAGATATCAATACGAATGACTAATGACATCAAAGAGCTATCACTTTTTGAATATTTGCAAAAAAAATATAGAGATGCTTTGAATGAACACGCAGATCATATTGCTACAGGAAACTGTAAAGATTTTGCAGAGTATAAAAGATTGACTGGTGTCATCGAGGGTTTAGCCCTTGCAGAACGAGAACTTTTAGATTGGATAGAAAGGAACGTTAAAGAAGAATAGGAACTCGACTCCTAAATGTCGTGCAAAAATATGAGTAAAGAAAAAAAAATACCTCAACCAGAAAGCGTAAAAAAGCCAGAAGTAGATAAAGAAACTAAAAAACAATTACCTGATCCAAAGGGATATAGAATTTTAGTTGCTATGCCGAAAGCAGAAGAAGTTACAGATGGTGGAATCATTAAAGCATCTAGCACTATCAGAGATGAAGAAGTAAGTAATATCTGTGGATTTGTACTTGAACTTGGTCCTGATGCATACGCTGATGAAAGAAGATTTCCAAGTGGACCTTATTGTAAAAAAGGTGATTGGGTATTATTTCGTGCTTATTCAGGCACTAGAATGAAAATGTATGGACAAGAGTTTCGTTTAATAAATGATGATACTGTGGAAGCAGTTGTCGAAGACCCTACAGGAGTAGTTAGAGCATGAATGATCAAGTAAATGAAAAAATTGAAACTGAATTTGTTCAAAATGAAGATGGACAAATAAAACCACAAACAAACGAAGATAAGTTTTTTGGTGTTAAAACAGAAATTAAAAAACCAAATCCAGAAGAAGATTTTAAAGTTGAAGTTATTGATGACACTCCAGAAGAGGATAGAAGACCTCCCAAACAAGAAACACCAGAAGCACCTGTAGATGATGATTCTATAGATGCTGAAATTACTGAATACAGTAAACGTGCTGGTGATCGTATAAATAAAATTAAATACGAATATCACGAAGAGAGAAGGGCTAAAGAAGCTGCTGAAAGACAAGCTAGAGAAGCCACAAATACGCTTAAAAATCTTATGACTGAGAATGAAAGATTGCAATCAATGGTTAGTCAAGGTGGAGAAGTTCTTAATAAACAAGCATATAACAATGCTTTATGGGCAAAACAAAATGCTCAAGCTAAATATAAAAAAGCATATGAAGAAGGTGATGCAGATGCTATGGCACTTGCTCAAGAAGAAATATCTAGAGCAGTATTAGCAGAACAAAGTGCAGGAAGATATGCAGAATCAGTGCAATCACAATTTGCACAACAGTTTCAAACACAACAACCACAGGTTGAACCTGTGCAAGAACAACAGCTTGATCCAGAAATGCAAGCATGGTCAGCTAAAAACCCTTGGTTTATGAATAATAGTAATGCAAAGCATAGAGAAATGACTTCTTATGCTTTAACTCTTGATCAAAGATTGCAAAACAAAGGCATAGACCCAGAAAATAATTCAAAAGAGTATTACGCAGAAATAGATAAAGAATTGCGTAGTGCATATCCAGATTTTTTTGGTGTTCAACCTTCAATAGATATTGAAGAAGAAAACCAAACTAGACAACCTTCAAACGTTGTTGCACCAGCATCGAGGTCGACTGGTGGTAAAACTAACCCTCGCAGTATACGATTGACTCAGACGCAAGTTAAATTAGCACGTCAACTTGGAATTAGTCCAGAGCAATACGCAAAACAATTACTAAAGGAGACTTAAATGTCAGACGAAAATAATATAAATAAAGAAGTTGTAGAGACTTCTGAAGAACAAGTGCGTACCCCTAGGGGATCAGAAGATCGAGAGATCGTCCAGCGACCAGAAAGCTGGGAAAACCCATCTAACTTACCAAGTCCTAATCCTCAAGAAGGTTGGGTCTTCAGGTGGATAAGAACAAGTTTATTAGGTAACACTGATAATCCTAATGTTTCAAAAAAATTCAGAGAAGGTTGGATTCCTTGCAAGGCAGAAGATCATCCTGAGTTACATATTCACATGATGGACCACAAATCTGAATGGGCAGAGAAAGGTAATATTGAAGTTGGTGGGCAACTGTTATGCAAGATGCCAAAAGAGAAAGCGAAAGCTAGAGATGAGCACTTCCAAAGAATGGCTCAAAATCAAATGGAATCTGTTGATAACGTATATTTTAAGGATCAAGATTCTAGAATGGCTACCAAACAAGTATTTGAACGAAAATCTCAAACAACTTTTGGTAAAAAGTCCTAGTTTCTTGTAATAGTAATTTTATAAACAGGAAAAATTATGGCAAGTTCAGCTACACCTATGGGTGCTAGACCTGTAAGTTCATTAGTATCTTGTGCATACAATGCGAAAATAACTCATTATAAAATCAAAAATGCATATGGAACATCCATATTCTATGGAGATTTTGTAAAGTGGGCAGATGACAATCCTAATACTACTATCCAAAAGGATACTGGTACAGCGACTCTAACCCCAATCGGTGTTTTCCTTGGATGTGCTTATACTGATCCTACAACAGGTCAATTCACCACAAATCAATATTTTCCAGCTTCAATAGCTGCTGATGATATTGTTGCGTATGTTGCTTCTGATCCATTCGTGGTCATGCAGATGCAATCAGACGAATCACTTACTCAAGATGATTTGGGTAAAAATGTCGGAGTCGTTCAGACTGCTGGGTCAACTAACATTGGCACAAGTAGAAATGCGATTGATGGAAGTACAGCAAATACTACCAACACACTACCATTAAAGATTATCGACTTTGTTGATGGTCCTGATAGTGAAGTTGGAGACAGCTATACTGACGTATTGGTGATGTTCAACGTAGGACATCAATTACTTAACACAACAGGCATAGGCTAATAGGAGAATATTATGGCAGCTATTTCAAGAGCAAATGAGCTAAAACAACTCCTTCCAGGTCTTAACGCACTGTTTGGAGATGAGTACAACAATTACGAGAATGAGCATGAGCAAATCTATGTAACTGAGAATTCTGAGAGATCATTCGAAGAAGAACTCAAGTTATCAGGTTTCGCTGCTGCTCCAGTAAAAGATGAAGGTGCATCTATATCTTTTGATACAGCACAAGAATCTTTTGTAGCTCGTTACACACACGAAACTATTGCTTTAGGTTTCTCAGTTACTGAGGAAGCTATGGAAGATAATCTTTATGTAAGTTTATCTGCTAGGTATACTAAAGCATTAGCAAGAGCAATGGCTTACACTAAGCAAGTCAAATCAGCTTATCCACTTAATAATGGATTTACTAACTCTTTCCAATCTGGAGATGGTGTAAATTTATTTACAGCAAGTGGTGATGGTGTAACAGGTGGTGATGGTCATCCATTAGTATCTGGCGGTAAGAACTCTAACAGACCAGTCACTGGTGCTGACTTGAACGAAACATCTTTAGAAGATGCAGTAATTCAAATTAGTAAGTGGACTGATGAAAGAGGTCTTAAAATTGCAGCTAGACCTAAGAAGTTGATCGTTCCTACTGATCTACAGTTCGTAGCTACTCGTCTACTAGACAGTGAGTACAGAGTTGGAACTGCTGACAATGACATCAATGCAATCAGAAACAATGGTGTGATTCCAGAAGGCTTCTCAGTTAATCATTATTTAACTGATACTAATGCTTTCTTTATCATTACTGATGTGCCTGATGGCATGAAGCATTTTGTCAGAAGTCCAATGACTACAAGCATGGATGGAGACTTTGATACTGGAAATGTAAGATATAAAGCTAGAGAAAGATATTCATTTGGAGTATCTGATCCGCTTGGTATTTTTGGTTCACCAGGATCAAGCTAAAACTTTAAGGGGAGCTTTTGCTCCCCTTTTTTTCGTTCTAGGGATTTTTTAATTTGTCTATCAACTGCCCTAGCAGACTTGCCAAGATGATAGATATTTTCTTTTAGGAGAAAAAAATGGCTAATACAACTTTTACTGGAGCCGTAAGATCAGAAAATGGTTTCCAATCAATAACAAAAAATACAACTACAGGTGCAGTTACTGTAGAGGCAACTTATGACATAAGACCTAATTTTAGAACAACTGTAGATAACTCAACACTTAATACTGGTGCTGCGGTTACAACTACTTTAACAAAAGATCAGTCTGGAACTGTTTTCAATATTGATGGTACTGATGATATCGTAGTAAATATGCCAGCTTTGAGCACAGACAATGTGGGTATTACTTATGAATTTTTAATTACAACTGCTGTTGGTTCAGGTAAAACTGTAACATTTGTACTTCCAGGTGCTGGAGTATCAAATTTCTTTGGTGCTTTACAGCTTATGGGCGGTACTGCTGCTAACCCAGCTTCAGATGTTGCAGGTGATACTCTTACTGTTCCAGCACTTTCTGCTGTTAATGGAAGAGTAAAACTAACTTGTGTTTCTGATGATGGCACTAACTCTACTTGGAAAGCAGAAACTCTTACATCTGTTATAGCAACTATTGCTTAATAGGAGAATACTATGAGTTTAACATCAGCAACAGATGTTCAAGCAGTATTCATTGAGGCTGATACTGATGCACTAGATGCAGATAGCATCAGCCAATCTCAAACACCATCAGGTGCAGGTAATTTAACCATTAATGGTGCAAAAGCCTCTGGTGGTGTTGTTACTTTTAATTCTGCTAGACAAGTAACAATTACTTCAGCAGGAGATGATCAAGCTAGAACATTTACAATAACAGGAACAGATGTTAATGGTTTTACAATTACTGAAGCAGTAACTGGTGCTGATACAGCAGCAGCAACAAGCACGAAACATTTTAAGACAGTAACTCAAATAGCAGTAGATGACGCTACTGCTGGTGCAGTTACGGCTGGTATGAATACATCTGCTATAGCAGTTGTATTTGCAGGTCGTTCACGACTTAAAGGTGCTTTTATAGTTAATTCTTCTACAGCAGGAACTGTTTCTTTTAGAGATAGTTTAGATGCTGGAGAAAGTGGTACAACTAAATTGCAGTTAGGAACTGTAGCTAGTGCAACTGCTGAAAGAGATGTAACCATTCCTGGTGAAGGTGTAGTATTTATAGATGGAGTTTATATTCCATATACAGCAGGTACTACAATATTTACCAGTATTACAGCGTTCCACGCATAAAAGGTATTATTATGAAATATATAATTGCAGAAAACGGAAACTTTCCTCCACAATATAATGTTTTAGAGGAAAGCGAAGATGGTATTTACAGAGTTGTTTTTGGACCAGACCCTGATTTAGAGGATGCCCAAAGAAAACACGCTGAATTATCTGGTATCACAAAAAGAGCTAAAAAAGAAGATGGCACATTTAAAGCAGATGATCCATCAACTCCAGATATAAATGAAGCATATGTTTCTGGTAAGAAGCCTGTTAAAAAGAAAACTGTAAAAAAATCACCAGCTAAGAAAAAAACTGTAGCTAAGAAAAAAACAGTTAAGAAAAAATAGTGTTAGATAAGACTCTATTGATGAATGAACTTCGTCAATGGAGTCGCACTGTATTAGAAAATCCGCAGGAAAAATTTAATAATCTTCCTGCTTGTCCACACGCAAAAAAAACTTGGGATAATAACAAAGTAAATGTTGTTATAAGTGAATGTGATATGTGGTCAGACCTTATGGATTACATTATAAATTTTGATGATAGTTATGATGTAATTATTTATTGTGGTGATGATTATGAAAATATTACCGCAGATGAAGTAGATACAAGAATTAATTTACTTAATCAAAAAGCAAATAAATATAATTTATATGTAATGGGTTCGCATCCTGATACTGAAATAAAATTTGCAACTGAACAAGAAGAATTTCAAGGATTATTTGAAGATGATTACTATCAGATATTTATTCAAAGATTAGATATATTAGTAAAAGCATCTGATAATATTTTTAAAAAAGGTTATTATAAAAATTATAATAATGAACAATTTAACTCACAAATATTAAGCAGGAGAAAATTATGCGAGATATGAAAAAAATGGGCGGTAGAAAAACCAAAGTTATGAAAGGCGGTCAAAAAACTGGTGTAATGAAAAAAAACATGGGTAAAAAAACTGAAATGCGTAATATGAAAGGTGGTATGGGTACCAAAATAGAAAACTTTAAAGACATGATGTATAAAAAGTTTGGCGGTAAAACATAAACCAGTAAACTTTTTTATTATTTAAATATTTTCTATGCCTATAAGAAAGAAGGCTAAAATGCCTGCTAGGAATAAAAAAAACTTTAGACCTACTAAGTCTGGTGCTGGTATGACTAAAGCTGGTGTAAAAGCCTATAGAAGATTAAATCCTGGTTCTAAATTAAAAACTGCTGTTACTGGTAAAGTAAAAAAAGGTAGTAAAGCTGCAAAACGTAGAAAGTCTTATTGTGCAAGATCACTTGGTCAATTAAAGAGAAGTTCAGCTAAAACAAGAAATGATCCTAACTCTAGAATTAGACAGGCTCGTAGAAGATGGAAGTGTTAAATGGTAATGACTAGAGCTAACTTTGGTGTAATGACAAGCAAAGCACCAGCAAGTAAAAAAAAATATAATTCTAAAAAGAAAAAAGTAGATAAAAAAAGGAAAAAATAAATGGCAACAAGCGGTACAACAGCATTTAACTTAGACTTATCAGATATTATGGAAGAAGCCTATGAGCTTTGTGGTCTTGTTATGCGTTCTGGTTATGAATATCGCACAGCTAAACGAGCATTAAATTTAATTTTTCTTGAATGGCAAAATAAAGGTTTAAATCTTTGGAAGATTGAACAAGATACTATTACATTGATTGCAGGAACATCTTCTTATGCTGCTGATACAAGTGCATTAGAAGTAGTTGATGCTTTTATCAGAACTGATTCAGGAGATACTTCTAATCAGTTTGATCAAACTTTAAATAGAATATCTAGAACACAATACAATCATCAAGCAAAAAAACTTACACAAGCTAAACCTACACAGTTTTATGTAGATAAAGGCACATCAGGAATTAATCTTGTAGTTTGGTCTACACCAGATAGTGCACAAACTTATACTTTAGTTTATGACTATATTAAAAGAATAGAAGATGCAGGTGATCCTGCTTCTAATAATGCTGATGTACCAGCACAATATTTACCATGCCTTACTTATGCTTTAGCTTATAACATTGCTTGTAAATCACCAGAAGCATTGCAAAGAATACCTATGATTAAAATGCGATATGATGAGCTTTGGAATGAAGTCAGTGATGCTAATAGAGAAAGAGCATCAGTTAAATTTGTTCCTGATAGCAGTGTTTATACTAATTACTAATGTACGCAAAAGGTTCAAAAGCACTTGGCATATGCGATAGATGTGGTTTTACTTATAAACTTGCAGAATTAAAATACGAAGTTCAAGATGAAGTAAGAAATGGTTTAAGAGTATGTTTTAGTTGTTTTGATCCAGATCAACCTCAATATAGAGTTGGTCAATTACAAACATCAGACCCACAAGCATTGTATAATCCTAGAACAGATTCAGGAGAAAAAAGTTCAACATCTTATTATGGATTTGATCCTGTTACAGGAATTGGTATTGTAATGCAAGGTAATATTGGTAAAGTAACTATAACAACAGATTAAAATGACATACGCAGAACTTAAAAGTTTAATACAAGACTATACGCAAAATACTGAAAGTCAGTTTGTTGCTGATTTGCCTACATTTATTCAACAAACAGAAGAACGTATTTTAAAATCTGTTCAACTTCCTGTATTTAGAAAAAATGTAGAAGGTCAAACTTCTGATGGAAATCAATATCTTGCAACACCTACAGATTTTTTAGACAATTTTTCATTAAGTGTTACTGTTAGCGGATCACAAACATTTTTATTATTTAAAGATGTAAATTTTATTAGAGAAGCATATCCTAGTGCTACAAGCACAAGTGTTCCAAAACATTATGCAATATTTGATGATAATAATTTTATATTAGGTCCTACGCCTAATGATAGTTATACTATGGAATTACATTACTTTCATAGACCTGTATCATTAACAGCAGGTTCTGATAGTGGAACTACATGGTTATCAGAAAATGCAGTTAATGCTATGTTATATGGATCATTATTAGAAGCATATATTTATATGAAAGGTGAAACAGATTTAATTAGTTTATATCAACAAAGATTTTTAGAAGCATTAGCTAGATTAAAAAATCTTGGTGAAGGAGATAATACTGTAGATGATTACAGAGATGATGTTGTTAGAGTGCAAAGAACATAATGTTTAGCGTAGACGTAAGTCCTACAATAGGCACTGTAAAAGTAGAAACAACAGAAAATAAAGGTTTAAGTCCTGAATATTGGACTCAAAGAATAGTAGAAAAACTTGTTAGTATAAGTGATGGTGCTGATCCTATGATTAAAGCACAGGCAGAAGCATTTAAAAAAGATATACAAACAGTTGTTTTATTATACATGAAACAAGCTATAGCTAGTGATCGTGCTTCTGTAGCTGGTATTTTAGAAAAACAAGGTCATAAAGATATGGCTAATATTATTAGGAGACTATAATGGCAATTACTCAAGCTATGTGTACCTCGTTTAAAGTTGAATTACTAACAGGCACACACGATTTTACAAACTCAACAGGTGATACTTTTAAACTTGCTTTATATACAAGTAGTGCATCATTAGATGCATCTACTACTGCATATACAGTAACCAATGAATCATCAGGACTTGGTTATACTGCTGGTGGTGGTACATTAACTAATGTAACTCCAACATCATCAGGTACTACTGCATTTACTGATTTTGCTGATTTAACTTTTTCTAGTGCAACAATTACTGCTAGAGGTTGTTTAATTTATAATGATACAGACTCAGATAAAGCAGTTGCTGTGTTAGATTTTGGAGGAGATAAAACTTCTACCAATGGTGATTTTACTATTCAATTTCCAGCAGCAGACGCATCTAACGCAATTATTAGAATAGCCTAATATGGCAAATATTACAGGATGGTGTCGAGATACCTGGGATTCAGGTGCATGGGGTGAAGCTGCTCCTGTAATTTTAACTGGTGTAGTTGGAACAACTGCACTTGGAGATGAAATAGTTGTTGCAGATGCTAATATATCTGTAACTGGT